TCATCCTGTCAACGGGGCTGCGTTGATGGCGTGGCAACGTTCGCATATCAATTCCCACGGCCGCGAGACGTGGTTCGCGAGTTTCCTACGACAGCGCCAGCACCGCGGAGCCTGGTCGGTCACTACGTGCTGCTCGTGCTGCGCGAGCGCCCACGCCTCGGCCACCTCGACGTCCACCTTCATGCCGCGCGCGTCGCTATGGTGCAGTGGCACCTGCTCAGACACGAGCGACCACCTATTGGCGGAAGCGACCCGATCGGCACCCAGCCCAACCCTGCCAACCCAGGGCAATCTGCACAGTGCCGTTCCGCCGCGCCGAGCATGTTGCGCTCCATCGCACGCCCCGCGCGCTGTCCCGCCCGACGCTGCATGTTGCGCTGGGTCGCGCGCGCTGCCTCGGCGTACATCGCTGCGCGAGCAGTCAGCCGACCGTCGATCGGTGCGAAGCCGGTGGCGATCTGCTGCGCGAACTTGTTCAGATAGGCGTACTGCTGTCTGAGAATCTGGCCGGTCCATCCCCAGTCAGAGAACGTCATCTGCGCACGGCCGCCTCGACCGATCATCGCCGCGCCCAGATGCAGCGGCTTCAGTTCGTCGACCATCCTGGTCTGCCATTGCGCGAGCGTGATCTTTCCTGACTGGAGTTGCTCGGTGAAGCCGATGATGCGATTGGCCGCCGTCGCAACGCCGCGATCGACTGCCGTGTTGATCTCGGCGTTGCTAACGAAGCGTCCATCAGCGCCGCGGTATCGCTGAACATCCTCCGACCAGGTGAACGGCATCTCATTCTGCCCACCGGAAGCAGATCGCCCACGAGGCCGCATAGAAGCCAGCAACCATCCCTCCGCAGGAGTGCGACTTCGGCCATACGACGTGCCACTGCCAGGGATGCCGTCCTCTAAACGTTAGGATTCGCATGCACTTCCCGCGCGCTCAGGATGTCGCGCAACTTCCGCGGTAACAGTCGGCGCCAGTACGCCTCGGCTTTGTCGACGTCGTTCGGCGTGATCACGGCCATCTCGTCGAGATCGTGCAGACTCCACGGCTGCAAGTGCATGATCCGATGATCAGGCCGCGTGAACTGAATCGGTGGCTGAGTCATAGCCTCCCTCGCGGCGACGTCACCAGCTCACCGACCGCGACCTTTGGCAGGAATGCCGCCCAGCCGTGCAGTCGGTACACGTAGTCGCCATCCACGCTGTGGAAGATCACCCGGCCGCTGATATCGCGCGGGTTCGCCTTCACGCCCTCAAGCTCGATCCAGTCGTCGGGCTCGCCGTTGTCCCAGAGCGCGCTGCTGATCAACTCGCGCGATCTCGCACCGGTGATCCGCATGCCACCAAGGACGTGCTCGATCTCCACGTCACTGCATCCTTCGGAACCACGTGCCGAGCATCCATGCTGTCAGCACGGACAGAATGACCCAACCAGCCGCAAACAATCCTACCGCCGACCAACTGACACTCATCAGTGTGCCGCGCCGTTCGTTCGACCATTCGCAACGGGAGCAGGAGCGCCGCCGGAAGGCGCGATAGGAGTAACGGCGTCCGGCGGCGGCAACGGCTCGTCGAGCTCGACCAGTTGGTCGCTCGGCGTCGGAACCATCACGGTCGGAATCAACACCACGCCCGACTCGTCCGGTTCCTCTGGCAAGCCGATCTCCTGGCGCGCTTCGGCCCACGTCACCAGCCCGGCTTTCCAGTCTTCGCGCCAGCGCGTGTGCCGCGAGTCGACATCTTCCTGAAGCGCCTGCACCTTCGCGAGGTCGTGCTCGATCCTGAGCAAGTCGGGGAACTCGTCCTGCAGCCCCAGACTCAGCGAATCATCGAGGTCGCGAAAGATGGGAACCATCGTCTCTTCCCAGAAGAGCTTCCGATCAGAGACGCGGTTGGCGTAGCTGGACGATCCCTGGCCGGCCATCGTGGTGATAAGCGATGCCGGAACGCCAAACACCCCGAGAATGCGCGTCTCAAGGATCTGGTTCAGTTCCGGCATCGCCGTCCCGGAGCTGCCGAGCGGTAATCCCATCGGCGTGTAGGTTGCCTGGCCGCCGTCCAGCAAAAGTACTTTGTGCCAGCCGTTGGGGCCGCCGTAGATCTCGCGGAATTGGCGGCGATGATCGTCGCGCTGCTGCGGCGTCAACATCGACTGCATATTGATCATGCCCGCCGGCACGCCAGCGTTCCGGAAGAATGCCTCGGTGAACTTGCGCGACCAGACGTCGAGGTCGACGCGCCCGGCGAGCACGTGCAGCGGAGGCAAGCCGTAATAATCGTCCAGCGGATGCCTGGTCTTGAGATGGATCACGTCTTCAGCGTCGAGGAATCGTTCCTGAGTGCCGATCTTGTAGGTGTAGCCGCCAACATAGGTTCGCGGATCGGGTCGGACACTCATGCGATCCGGCCGCAACAACCACAGCTCGACGACCTTGCCGGAACCGGCGCGCACCTTCTCGATGTACGCGTTGCCGCCGATGTCGAGGTGCATCATCAGCGTCGACCAGAACCGCGATCGGCCCATGAACGGGTTCGGACGCTGCAACAGGTCAATGGCTGGATGCTCGGTGATCTTCTCCTCGCCTGAGGACGTCTTCTGATACGCGCACATCGGCGGCTCGCCCGCGGAGTCGGCGCGGAACTCAACGCAGTCGTAGACCAACTCGTCGAGCATGTAGCCTTCGCGCGCGTTGCGTTCGTAGCTGAACGGCGTGGGCTGATCGCGACCGATGTCGAAATTGGCGAGCATCGCCGCGGCCGGCTGCGCCTTGCTTTCAGGAAACAGCGAGCGGATTGTGTTTGCCAGGAATCCCATCAGGCGGCCGTCTGATCCTTTCTGATCACCTCTAGCGTGCAGTCCGCGCCAGCGAGGACCAGCAGTTGTACCGACTCCATATGCACGCTGTTCATCAGATTGCGCCAGCCTACGGCGAGCCTGGCCGTTTCGCTGTCGGCGAGCGAGCGCGAGGTCCGCAAGACGACCACGTCCTGCGGCTGGAGCCGCAGGAGATCGGCCGCGGACAGTTTGATGCGATAGGTGCCTGCACGTTCAAGGGCCGCGACTCGATCCTCAAGTGAGTCGGTCATACGGTTCCGAACGCTGCGACCATGAAGACGCGGACGGCCAAACCTATGAGAAAGCCTGCCCAGAGCACGAGCAGGCTGACGGCTACCACTCGCGCCAGCGCGGTCACCAGACGTCCGGCGGCTGCTGAGTCGTCAGCGTCGAGCGCCATTGTCGGCCAGCGGATGAGTGCCATTACAAGATGGTGACGCTCATGGTGCGCTGCGCCATGATCTCGGTCGCGGCCCAGACCAGGGCGTCGAGTCGATCCGGCGACTGCGACGTTTCACCTGGCACCCATCCGCAATTGTGAACGAGCATGCCGTTCGCGAAGAACTCCGGCTCGTCTTCAACAGTCAGGTTGTAGACCGGCTCAGTAACCTCGCTCGGCGCGATACCAACGACGACGGCAAGGCTTGGTGCAAAACTAAGTATTTTATCGCCCTTCTGTACCTCAATTGCGGGTTTGAACCCATATCCATCGACATACACCGGGTGACTCGCGGTACATCGCAGACTGCCATGGTCGGTAAACAGCCACATCGTCGGACTAGTGCCCGTCCGACCAGCCCACAGCACCGGCTTGTATCCATTACGCGTTAGCACTTGGTCAGTCGGGCGGATCCACTCAATCGGTATTGCCCCGCTATCTGTCGTCACCATCGTTCCGGCTGCGAGACACATCTGGTCTTCGAGTTCTTTGAAGGGACCGACGTGATGGATGCGCGACTGTTCGTACATGGCCGCGATCGGTTCTGAGCGTACAACCTTGCCGCGGCTCGCGCTGACGGCGACCACTGGTACGAAGACGTTGGCAGCTCGCGCTGCCGCTTCGATCGTCGCGATGGCCATGTCGCCGCCGAAGTTCTTCTCGACGAACACGCGATCAGCATTATGGGCGATGAACGTCTGGACGACACGCTCACCCCAACCAGCAGGCGAAAGTCTGCAGGATCGGTCAGCGAGCACGTAGCCGTCACCGTCAACGCCCAGGCCGAACGCCACGATGCCCTGCTCGTCATGACCTTCCGTAGCACCACCAGACGGATCGACGCCAATGCCGACGCGGACGAGGTCGGGGTGATCCTGGACGCGCGTGGAGTCGATCATCGCGCGGGTCCAGAGTGCACCTTCGACGTCATCAAGGATCTCGGCGTTCAGTTCCTGGCGGCCGATGCGCGTGCCTTCGTATCGCTTGATGATCTGCTCGAAGAAGTACGGCGACAGGTTCCCGGCGTTGTCGTAGGTTGAGCCGCGCGTGACGTGACAGGTTGGATCGGCAACCAGCCGGCGCACGATCTCGATTGGCTTCGGAGTGGTGGTCACGACGGCGCGCGGGTCGCTTCCTAGACGCAGACCGAACATCGCCTGATCCCACGCTTCGGGATACCGCCACGCCGCCACCTCGTCCGCCCACAATCGCATGTGCTGTTTGCCGCGGAGCCGTTCTGGCTCGTCCGCGGTGAAGATCAGCGTTCGAGCGCCGTTCGGCCATTCGAGCCGTCGATACGCTGAGCGATAGACCGGTCGTTCGTGCCGCGGACAGATCGCCAAGATGCCTGACTCGCCTTCGATCATGATGTCTCGGGCGTCGTCAGCGGTCGCGGCGATCACATTGGTCAGCGGATAGTCGTGAATCGAGGCGCGCACCCATTCGGCGCCGGTGCGCGTCTTGCCGAAGCCACGACCAGCGAGGATGAGCCAGGTTCGCCAGTCGCCCGGCGGCGGGAGCTGCGTCGGTCGTGCCCAGAATCGCCACTCATACGGCAGCCTCTTCACTTCCATGTCGGATAGGCTGTTGAGCCAGTTCGCGCGCTCTTCTGCGCTCTGCGAGCTCATCCATTCGGCTAGCGATTCTGTCTCGGTCGCTGACATCGGCTACTTCTATGGGTCCACCGTTGAGGCCGGTGTGCTCCTGAATGGTACGACCGTAGATGTGCGGATAGATCCGTTCGAGCTTCCACGCTGCTGCCGTCCAGACACCGCTGTTCGCAGCCTGCTCGATTCTGGCGAGCCAGGTCTGTACACCTTTCGATTCGGCTTCCTTTATTGCCTGCGCAAACTGCGGTTTTTCGGCGTGCCATTCAGCGAAGGTGCGATATGCCACGTTTGCGGCTGCGGCGGCGTGCTCATAGCTAGCACCGAGTTGTATGGCAGCACAGATGCGCTCGACCGTCTCAGGCGTGTACTTGGTCGGTCGCGCCAACGCGCTCTCCCCTGCGGCCGGTGACGTGCTCCCAACGACGGACGATCACGTCGCAAAATCTCGCGTCCATCTCCAGTGCGAAGCATGACCGGTCCTCGGTTTCGGCAGCGATCAATGTGGTACCCGAACCAGCAAATGGTTCGTACACATCGCCGGCGTGATGCTGCAGCGGCCGCCGCATCAATGCGACGGGTTTCTGAGCCGCGTGGCGCGAATCGGCATCATCCAAGACATCGTCTGACTCAGAGCCGAACGGTGCCGACACCGGTTTGTCATTCCACACCGTCGTGTGCTCCATAGCGTTGTGGCCCTGTGGATTCCGCGGTCCAGTCCAGTGTGTCTCTCCCCTAGTCAGAAACAAGCAGGCTTCATGTCGATAGGCCCACAGTGTTCTCGACATCGCCCACGCCTCTTTTACCCACACGATTTCCTGCCGCAACGTCCATCCGACAGCCAGCAGCGCGTCCTCCAGCTGTCGCCGCTGTTTATCGGAGTGCCAGATGTAAGCGACCTCGCATGGAGCGTGCTCCCACGCCAACCGCCACCCACGCTCCGTGTCAAGACGAGAGTCCATGTACTCGTCTTTGACCGCGCCGAGCTTCTTCCGCCAGCCAGGATCGAACTCCACGCCATACGGGGGATCGGTTACTAACAACGGCGGTCGAGCACCATCAAGCAACCGCACCACGTCCTCTGCACTGGTCGCGTCTCCGCACAGCAGTCGGTGCTCGCCGAGCAGCCACAGGTCGCCCGGTTGTGTAGTCGGCTCAGCCGGCGGCGTCAGGTCGGCGTCGTCTGGGTTGAGTTGCTTGACGACTGGCGGCGCGAGGTCGCGCAGGAGTTGGGATAGCGCATCGTCGGATGTAGACACTTCTGCCAGCAGTGCCGCGAGTTGACCGTCGTCGGCGCCGGCTAACGCGGCGAGCGGATCAAGCGTTGCGAGGATAAGTTTCTCCTCGGCGTCGTCCAGGTCGACGTAGACGACTGGCACGGTTGGCTGTTGGCGGGTGATGGCGAGCGCGATGCGAGCATGGCCGTCGACGACGTAGCCGGTGCGTTGGTTGACGATGACGGACTGGACGAATCCGACCTGATCGAGCACGCCACCGAGCGCGTCCTGCTGATGCTTCGGATGGACGCGCCAGTTCCGCGGATTGGCCAGGAGTTGGTCTGGCGCTTCATCGCCGTGGCCGACGATGCGATTGCGCCAGGCCGGCGGCTCCTTACGGCGTGGTGTCATCCGCGGCGAGCGCTCCGGTCGCGTCCTTGAGTGCCTGCGTCGCTGCGTTCAGTTGGTCGAGCTGTGCCTGAGTGGGAGGAGCGCCAGTCGAGAGTGCCGCGATGGCGTCGGCGAGCTGCTGGATCTCGGCGTTGATGGCGGTGACCGCGGCGTCGGTGGCGGCGGTGTTGGCGTCGAGCGCGGCTTGTAGTTCGGCAACGCTAGCCATAATTTTCTCCAATGCTTCGAGTTGTAGTTCGTCCGCGGTGTAGATGCTCGTCAGCGTGTTAACGATCCAGTTCCATTGTTGCGAGTTGAACAGGAGCAGCGTGGTCGACGGTGCAGGAGAAAGACTCGCCGTCACGGAATGGGCGCCACGTAGAAGCGTCCTCGGCCAGCGCCGGCGGCGGCACCCGTTGAGAGCGTGACGTACTCCCAGTTCCCTTGAATGTCCGCGGTGACCGAGGTGGTATAGACGCCGAGCGAGTCGTGCGAGAGGGAGGGAGTTGGCGCCACGGTGGTGCCATCCGGCTTGTAGACGGTGATGCCGATGGTGGGGTCGTCGACAGGATTCTGGGTCGCGGGATCGTCCGGATCGCTGAGCGGCGTGGCGGGATCGCTGAGTCGTGCTCGCAAGAAGATGACCTGTCCGACGATGTAGTGATTCATCCGACTGGCACCGAGTCAGTGTCAGTATGGACGAACAGCGGCCGATGGGAAAGCGTGTGCTCGAAGAGTGCTCGATCGCTGAGCGAGTGCAGGAAGAGCGCTCGATCGGTCAGCGTGTGCTTGCCTGGATGCGTTGTCTCGGCGAGCGACGACAGGTCGAAGTGAACCAGCAGGCTGTAGTCGCGCATCCGCGCGTATGCACGCGGCGGCAGATTGTCGGTCCGTAGCCACTGCTGGCCAGGTGCCATCGCGTCCTGACCGATGAGGTGCCGTTTGGTCAGATCGAGATGGGTGTAGTCCTTGAGTCGTAGCGGTCCCTTTGGTGGTAGGACGGTGCGATCCGTTGACTGACCGGCGGGGAGCTGCTCGTAAATGTAGAGCGGATAGGTCTGCAGCCAGGTGTAATCGCGCGATCGTTTGGGTGCTGGCTGAGGGAGCGCGGTGCGATCGGTGGACTGTCCGGGATTGACCGCGTCTTGACCGATCAGGTTGGGCAGTCGATCGAGTTGGGTGTAGTCGCGTGCCCGCGAGGATGTCCTGGGTGGGAGATCGAAACTCTGGACGCCGACCGGTGCGATGAAGGCGGCGGCGTAGATCGTGAAGTTCTGCCCTGGATCGAACCAGACGAGCCGCGGTCGTGGTGGCGTTGGCAGCGCGAACGTTTGCTCGCCGGCCACCATGGCGTCGGTGCCGATGAGCGCCGGGAATGTCGACTGGGTGAACGAGTAGTCGCGAGCTCGTGCTGGTGACGGCTTCGGGAGCTCGGTGCGAGCGGTCGATTGGCCTGGTCCCTGGACAGCCTGCGAGGCCAGGTCGAGCCATACGGTGAGGTTGGTGCCAGGGTCAAAGGAGATGCACCGAGCGCGCGCTGGCGCGGCTGACGCGACGAGCTGCGCGCCGGTAACCATGGCATCCGTTCCGATGAGCGGTGCGAACAGTGACTCGGTGTAGCTGTAGTCGCGTGATCGAGGCGGCGGCTTCGACGGGAGTTCCGTTACCGCGGTGCTCTTGCCGGCTGGGATCGGAACCTGCGACGCGAGGTCGAGCCAGATCGCGTAGTTGGTGCCGGGATCGAACGAGGCGCAGCGCGCGCGCGCTGGAGGTGCCGGAGCGATGAGCTGCGCTCCAGCGGCCATGCTGTCGGTGCCGATCAGCGGAGCGAAGAGTGTCTCGACGAAGCTGTAGTCGGAAAGCCGCGGTGCTCGGCGTGGAGGGAGTTGCCAGTCGTAGTCGGCAACCTGTCCGGCGCCGCCGTAGACGGCGTCCTGGCCGATCAGGTTCTGAGCTGGCTGCGAATACTCCCAGGTGTAATCGCGTAATCGACGCTGCGCTGATGGCGGGAGCGCGAGCACCTGCGTCGCAATGAGCGGCAGCGACCCTGCTTGAGATGCGGCGTCCAGCGCGAGAGTTGAATTGACTCCGACCTCATGGATGCCGGTTCGGCGCGGTGCTTTGACTGGCAGTTGCCAGTCGTAATCAGCGACCTCGCCGGCGGCACCGTAGATCCTGTCCTGACCGATGAGGTTCTGCGAAGGCTGCGAATACTCGTAGCTGTAGTCACGCAGTCGCCGAGCTGGCGGCGTAAACGGCAGCGCACTTGCAGCAGTGCTCTTGCCGAGTGGCGCGACCTCACCAGCATTGGTGAGGCACGGGAGCGGCGTCTCCCACTGGGTGTAGTCCTGCGAGATCGTGGCTTTACGCCACTGACGATCCCGACTGCTACCGATGTAGTAGTAGGCCACTCAGGGCCTCAGATCAACGCAGACCGTCGAGGATGGTGCGGAGATCAGCACCAGACAACGCGAAGTCGATAAGGCGCAGGATGAGTGCGTTGATCCGTGCATCGCGCTCCACGTTGTCTGTGCAAGCGTAGGCGGCGTCCATCAGTCCGCGAGCACGGCCGAACGCGGTGGCTCGCATGATGTCGTCCATCAGCGGATCCGGATCGGCGCTGTGCAGTTCGCGGGTGTAGTCAGGGCCGAGCGGATACGCCGGCGGAAGTTGCGTCACCTGTTCGTTACATTTCCTCGAAAACGATGTGGGTGCTCACGGTGCCGGTGCCGGAGATCGAGTCGAGCGTCAGCTCGCTGTTCGGCGCCGTTGCGGTGGTGATGTAGATCTCCTGGCCGGGAGCGGCGACCCAACGGATGACGCCACCGAAGGCGTTGAACGCCAGGTTGAGCAAGTGGCCGGTGCTGGCGATGGTCGGCCCGGTCGTCGCGGTGGGGTATCCCTGTGCCGCGGAGGCAGCCGACAGCGGGTTCATCGGCGCAGGTACGCCGGCACCAGGCGTCGCGGCGTTGGTCGAGTTGCGGCGGAGCGCCATGCGGTTGACCGTGGATGAGGTTGCCTCACCACCGATGAAGACCTCGTTGACACGATCGGTCGAGGCGGCGACTGCGCGAAGCGCGTGGTACGAGTTGTTGGCGAGCGCGGAGGCCGCGTCAGCATGCGCGACCGGCGTCCAGCCGGATGCAGAGTAGTTGTATTGAGCCACGATCAGTAGATCCTTTCAGTGTCGATGTAGCGTCGGTCGTGAAGCAGCTCGCCGGCTGGACCGCGGAGCAAGAACGGCTCGCCCGTCTCGGGATACTTCTGAGCGAGCGCGAGCGACTGCGAGATGGGATGGCATTCCGTAGCGCAGACGGCGTGATCGCAGGTGTAGTGGTCGCACTTTGGACAGTAGCCGCGCGGTCGGGTGCGCTGGACGTTCATAACGACGATCGCGCTGCAATGACAACAGGTGAAGCACGGCAGCTCAGTTAGACCGTGCCGACTCATGTCGGGACCGAAACCCTGGTCGACGTAGAGCCAGCCTTCGTGCCTGCGTAGCGACGGCATTGCTCGCAGCATAACGCTGCTGGGGAGGGTGGAACGTGAGTGTGGGCCAAAGGTGTGCCAGAATGACGGCGCGTGGCACGACGGACGCATGTGTATCTGTCTGAGCGTTCGTATCAGGAGTTGCAGCAGCTCGCGAACATGTCGAGCCGGAGCATGAGCCAGGTGGTGGTCGCGGCGCTTCGGTTCTACAGCTACGCCATCGAGGTCAGGCAGTCTGGTGGGAGATTGGTGGCCGAGCGTGAAGGACGTCAGCGTGAGCTGGTATCGGTCTAACGCATCATGGCTGCTTGTGCAGCCTGCATGACTGGTTCTGCCAGGCCGACCTCGGGGCCAAGTCCTGGAGGCAATCCTGCCCCGCCCAGGTTTCCGCCTTCCCAGTCATCAATCAGCACAGTGCCAATCGATCCGAAGCCACCCATTCCGGCCGCGCCAGTAGTGATGGATGAATCGGTCGCAGTTATGACTGACCCGCCGTTCTTGAATCCAGTCAGGGTTGAGCCAGACACTTCAAACCTGAGCAGGTCTCCACTTGCGAAGGTAGTGGCATTCGCGGTGGCCAGAACGACCTCACTGGCTGATCCAGGGTGTTTGATGATTGACGTATCGGAACCGCCATCACTCCAGAACCAGTACGTAAAAGCCGTTGAAGGAGTCGATGTCGCACCAGTGGCTCTTGCGATCAGATACAGGTACTGAGTCCCATTCCCTGGCCCTGTGAACCTCGCCACTACCTGACTGTATTGATCGTTATTGAACGTGTCATTGTCCCAGCGGTCGAGGCAATCCTGATTATTGGTGTTCGGTGTGCCCCGCCCTGAACCATCAGTCTTGATCTTGAATCCGCCAGGGTTACCCTTCCACGTCGCCCACGGCGGGTCGGGTAAATCAGCAGTGGCAGCGCTGTAGTTCTCTGTCGCTGGCAGCGACATGTCAGATGCTCAGACCGCCGAGGCTGTAAGGCGGGAGTTGATTCGCGACAGACTGGAGAATATCCCTCACCGTGCTGGTGCCGGTGATGCCCGCGGTACTCAGTCCCATGTCGGTCGCGGTCGCCTGCAGGCCGTTCCGAGCTGCGGCAGGGAGCTGATTGAACTGGGTGTTGAGGGTGACGTTGCCAGCGTAGATGTCCAGGCCGGTGAGCGCCACGAACCGTCCGGCGAACTGGAAGCAGGCCATGACGAAGTGCAGCACTTGCTGATAGGTGTTGCTGGTGGTAACCCAGTTGCCAGGGATGTTGAGTGCCTCAAGCTCGTTCTGGACGGTCGGCAAGGCTGCTGCCGAGATGTTCTGCGAGATGTCGGCAGGAACCGAAACAACGTCGGGCTGACCGGCGAGCACGCCGTGCTGTGCTGGGGTGACGTCGGCAACGACCAGCATGGTCGGCTGCAATCCGAAGTCATCCTCGCCTGCGATGTCCAGTCCTTCGAGGCCTGCGATCGGACTTTGTGCGCCACCACCTATAGGGAAATACTTTGGAACGCGCAGACTCTGACCGCGAGGGTTGGTCACCTCGTTGATGGGGATCAGATAGGCCCGAAGGGTCATGTCCTGCTGGCTCTCAGGGTATCAGGCTGATTCGCAGCGACAGATTCTTCACGGAACCCTGAAACCAGGCTCAGAGCGCATCGCACTCGTGGTCATCCATGCCAACGTGATGCAGAGGACACAACGGCTTCTGGGCAAGTTTCGGGTTCCACTGGCACGCGATAGGGTCTTGCGGTCCGTGGGTATCCTTGTCTCGCCCGCATGCTCGGCAGACCCATTTCTCTACATCAGCACTAACAGCGCTATTAGAGATAACAGCGCTATTAGCGCTAACGCCCCTAACGGAGCCTGTTAGCGTTTTTGTGCTCGTGTCGGGACTGCCCCTAACGATTTGAGATGAAACGTTAGCGCTGTTAGCGTTAGTCTCGCGCGCGCGCGCGCGAGGAAGGCTGTTAGGGTCGTTAGCGGTCGAGTAATAGACTCCGTTTCGGAATCGGACCTCAGCGTCACGGACCATCTGGAATAGCAGATACCGAACGCTCCCCGGGGTCTTGCCCAGAGCGTCGGCGATGTCCCGTGGAGCTGAACCGGGCATCGCTTCTACCGTATCTAGAATGGCTTGCCGCTCAGATGATCGACGGAAATCCTCAGCCTTGCCGAGCAATGTCCAGGACAGCAAATCCTCCTTTTCCCAGCGTAATGCCAGGTCTTGTTCTTCGACGTCGCGGCCGGTGATGAACAAGCTCGCATCGGCCTGGCCGCGCTCACGGCGCAGAACGATCACCGCATCAGCGGCGCCGCTCACGCCCATCGTTCCGCTGACCATCTCTAGCGGGTCATCCGATTGCATCTTGCGGGTGTGGAACACCAGCACCATCGCGACGTTGTACTGCCGCGCCAGCGCTGCTAACGGTGCGATCGCGTCATAGTCAAGGTCGTACAACCGCTGACTACTCTTTTCGACCGGACGGATCCGTTTGAACGTGTCGACCACGACCATGCGAGCATTCGGATGCGCGGTAAGCCATTGCTCAAAGAGGTCTATACCACCCTCGTTGGTCCTCGGCCACTCGGTCACTACATGAAATTGCTCTGGCGGTAGGGCATCGCCCAGCATAAGTGCCTGCCGTTCCTGCATTCGCCGCGGACCGTCCTCCAGTGCCAGGTACAACGTTTCTCCCTGAACCACCTTCAGTTTCTTGAGAGCCAGCGCTGGCCGTGCAATATCCAGCGCCCATCCCAGTGCCAGCCACGACTTCCCAAGCTTTGGTCGCCCGGCCAGAATGATCAAGCCCGCCGGCAGCACCTCGGGAATAGCCCACCGCTGCGCGTCGAACGCCATCGCCGCTAATTGTGGGCCAGTCCAGATCCGCGGACCGGTTATCACTGGAGCACTGACTACCGGGACGAGCATGGCCCGTATCCCTGAAGCGCTCCCGCCGGCAGCCACGTAATCGGCCGCGTCGCCTTTCTCTGGCGCATCCTTCCAATCGATCCAGCGTGGTGCAGAGTGGAGTGCAGCCGCGATTCTGGTCATGTGTTCGCGGCCAGGATCGTCATTGTCTGGCCATATCCAGATATCTTTATGTTCCTGAAGTGGCTCTAGGGCTGATGCTGAAGGAGTACTTGCCGCGCCAGTCACCGTGCCGACCGCAAGCATGCCCAGATCGATCAACGCCTGAGCTGCTTTTTCGCCCTCGCAGACCACGACTGGCGTCTTCTTCTCTGCTGCGAGAAGCGCGGACAACCCATACAACGGCAAGTCTGTCACCGGCATCCCGCCCAGTCCGTTCTTGCCGTTGCGTTCCCAGCGAATTACTTTGTCATGGGTCGCTAACACGTCTTCGCGGATGTGCTCGGCCACCATCTGACCAGTGCCGTTGACCAGTCGAAAGCGCCGTACCGGATTGCCAGTCTGTGATTTCTCGAAAAGGTCCGCGCTACTCAGTCCAAGCGGCGACAGAATCTCTTCAAGCTCGCAGCCAGTAAAGCACTTCAGCAGTACTCGACCGTCGAGCCCGAGTCCGACCGAAAGGCTCGGATGACGATCCTGTCCATCGCTGTGACGCGGGCCAGGACATGATGCTTCCCAACCCGAGCCACTCTTTTTGACCCGCTCCAGCAACCCCAGGATGCGCCAGACCGCATTGTTTCCATCATGTCCAGGGCTGGCCATGCCCGTCTCCAATCAAAAAGGAAGTTCGTCGTCGGGTCCGCTGGTTCTTACCGCCTTACCATCTGGCGTAAAGCGCTGGAAGCCCTGTGCTTCGAGTCGTTCTTCACGGTGCTTGTCCTCGCGCTGATCGCCAGACTCTGCAATCAGAGCCCGTAGCTTCCCACGGCCATGCGCCTGGTAGTCATCATCCTTTTGCCCAGGCAGGCTGCCGATCGCCATCGGCCCCGCGAAATTGGCGTAGGTGGTGCTGCCATCGGCTGAGTCCTGGTGACGAATGGTGCCATACAGCTCTAGCCCTTCCCACCAGTCGAGCCAGTCCGAAATACAAGCCAGCTCACCCTGCTGATCGTCCAGATCGGCTGGCCGCGGCGGACCACCGCCATTGGCGATCCACTCTCTGAACTTCTTGCTATTGGTGCTGCCAAAGGCTGAGGCCAACATGTCGACCAGCTTGGTGGTCTTGTACGTGCCGGTCTTATCAACATAGCCCAGACTCAGACCGACCCGATAGTTGGCACGGTACGACTGCTGTATGCCGTCCTCCGGCTTGCCCAACTCTTCGAATATTCGATCTTGCTCGGATGGTGGTAGTGAGAGCGGGAACCGAACTCGATAGTTGCCGTACTTCTCGTCCAGGAACAACTCCGGCTTTCCGATGATGAACCGGGCCACGCCCTCAGGTAACAGTCGCCAATCGCTTTGTGTTTGCTCGCTGGCTCGCTTCAACAATGGCATTACAGATACTCCACTTCCCGCCGTTGAGGCCGGTGGGCCACCCTCTTCAGGTCAGAATTCGTTTGATGTCGAGTTCGTCCGATGGGCGCCAGCAATACGCCTCTACACCATGACAACGCTGCAGTGCTCGCAGCCAGCGTTGCTGATGGGCTGGTTCATTCCCCCTTTTCACGTGTTCTGTCTTCAGTTCCGCAAACAACAACCGTGGTGGTCTGACCGCGATGAGATCGGGCAGACCTCGATCGGTTGCCCACCAGATCGAACGTGAGTCGTTATTGGCTGAGATCAGCTCCCAACCGTAGCGTCGCATCCATTCGATCACCTGGCGCTGGAAAGGACGCTCTTTGATCTGCGCCAGCATCACCTCGCGCAGGCTGGCCGAAGTCATCTCAGAAATCCCCACAGCGTTTCAGCGAGGCGCATCCCCGCGTAGACCAGAAACCCAGCCGCCACCGCAACCACCGTCACCGCTAAGCCAGTTGCAAGCATCAGCGCGGCCACCAGCGCACGATCGCGCATTGACTGCTGGCGATAATGCGGCGGCAATGGGTGGTACGACACGTCATCGCTCATCTCCATCGGCGTGATCCAGCCGTTCAGATGCGGCCGTATCTCACTGCTCTCTTCGGTGTTCACGCACAGCCTCGCCACGTACTCCACTCATGCAGCCTGCCGACGCTGATCATCCAGCGCGCTGCCTGCCATTGCGCTGCACCGTTCCAGATGCTGAACGAGGCCCACGGCGTCGACCTCCACGTGGAAGGCAGAAACTGAAGCAATCCGCTCGCGCCTGAGCGGCGGTTGTAAGCGTTCGGATCGTTCCGAGATTCAGCCCACGCCAGACAACTCACGAGACTGTCGATCCAGTCTGGCGGCGGCTTCGGCGGAACAAGATCACCGACCGCGACCAGATACGTCCGCGGCGCCAGTCCTGTCGAGTTCACCGCACCGCGGAGGTCGATCGGATCGACGCCAGCCTCAGCCGCCGCGTCGTCGAGCTCTGCCTGATCGACGTGGTCCTCAGCAGCACGCGCCATCCCTGGCAGCAAACTCACCACCACGCCCAGCACGGCTCCAACAATCAGCCGCGCCACCTACGAGATCTCCAGCCGCACACCACGCCGGATGTCTACGCCGGGCGGAATCTCTCCCGTACGTTTGTAGTCCTCCAGGATCGAACGCTTGTCGACGTCCACCGTGATCTTGGTGCGTTCATACTCGGAGGGAACAAGCGCGGCATCAACCACGTTGACGGCTGGCGGATTGGCCTTGACCTGATAGGTGAATGAGCCGGTGTCGATCCGCTGCATGCCGAGCGCTTGCATCTGCGCGAGCGCGTAGGCGCGCAATCGTTCCACGTGCGACTCGCTCGCCTTCCGTTTGGCGTACAGCCGTTGTTCCTCGGACTTCAGATACTCAGCCCGCAACTGGAATCCCTGGATCACCACCGCGAGCCCGTAGGCTTTCGCGTGGATGTCGCTCGCGACCCGGTCCAGCTCCGCGCCTATCGCGGCCTGATCCGCTTCGGGATCTTCGAGCAGCGCCACCAGCTCGTTCCATTCGTCGGCCAGCGCATAGAGCGTCGGCAGCCGTTCGGCCACTGCCATGAACTGCCGGGATGCCACCAGCGCTTCGGCGTTCATCAGTGTCCATCCCACTCGTGCGAATTGAGACGTGTTCGTGTCACGTTGAACTCCTTCCGCAACTGCGCTAGCTC